GCAGATATGGTTCGTATGTGTCCGGCTTTGATGAAAAGAGTCCGGATACTTACTGCACAAAAAAGAATTGTATACACACCGACCAACAGTTTCTATCAGGTGCTTTCGGCAGAAGCCTACTCCAAGCACGGTTTCAACATTCACGGGGTTGTGTTTGATGAACTGCATACACAGCCGAACCGAAAGCTGTTTGATGTTATGACCAAAGGCTCCGGTGATGCCAGAATGCAGCCTTTGTACTTCCTGATTACCACTGCCGGAACGGACACCAACAGCATCTGCTATGAAGTTCACCAAAAAGCAAAGGACATTCTGGAAGGCAGAAAGCACGATCCGACTTTCTATCCGGTTATCTATGGTGCAGATGAATCCGAGGACTGGACGGACCCGAAGGTGTGGAAAAAAGCAAATCCATCCCTCGACAAGACAATTGGAATGGATAAAGTTGTAGCTGCGTGTAATTCTGCAAAGGAAACTCCCGGTGAGGAAAATGCGTTTCGGCAACTGCGTTTGAATCAATGGGTAAAACAGGCGGTACGTTGGATGCCGATGGAAAAGTGGGACAAATGCAAGGTCGCTTTTGATGAAGAGATGCTTGACGGGCGTGTTTGCTATGGTGGGCTTGACCTTTCCAGCACAACGGATATTACAGCATTTGTTTTGGTGTTTCCGCCAACGGAAGAAGATGAACATTACTACGTTATGCCTTACTTCTGGTTGCCTGAGGAAACATTGCCTCTCCGTGTAAGGCGTGATCATGTTCCTTACGATGTGTGGGAGCGGCAGGGCTATCTGAAAACTACGGAGGGCAATGTTGTCCACTATGGTTTTATCGAAAACTTCATCGATGAGCTGGGGCAGAAATTCCATATCAAAGAGATAGCATTTGACCGTTGGGGTGCGGTACAAATGTCGCAGAATCTGGAGGGGCTTGGTTTTACGATGGTGCAGTTCGGGCAAGGATATAAGGACACTTCCCCTACATTAGACATAAATGCTTCAACCTGTTCTCTCTTTGGTGGGTCTGCCATTTCATCCGTCATATTCAAGATGATAACTGCTTTTTCTGGATAAACAAGCACTTTGTGAATCACGGTATGGAAAAACGTCTGACGGTCTTCGATATGCTCCAGCCGAAGAGCCAGCCAGTGAAAATAATTTTCAAAATGCTCTTTTTTCAGCTGCGGCTGCAAAATCGGCATCTTTTCAATCTCTGCTTTTTGTTCTTCCAGCTGAGTCAATTTTTCTTGCAATGCCTTGGAACTTGGACACGCAATCAGAGCGTTCACTGTTCCTTGTACCTGCTTTTCAATCTCATTCAACCGTTTGCTGCGGTCTGGTTTTCCATCCATATCCGTGGTATAGATTTGGTACAGTCGTTCTGCAAGCGTGGAAACCTGCTCTTCTGTGAAAAAGGTTTGCAAGGCATCTATCACCACCTGCTCCAGTTTGTCTGCATGAATATGTACGCTGTTTTCTGCATGCTCCCTGCTCCGGCAAGCATAATAGAAATACTTTCGTTCTACAGACGAACCGCAGACATATCTTCCGCAGACACCACACTGCAACAGCCCTGACAGTGCGTAAGTATGCCCTGTGGTGTGTTCTCTGGAACGATGGGCAGACTGATTCAACTTTTCCTTTACCCGTTCAAATGTCGTCTGTGAGATGATTGCCGGACAGGTTTCTGGCTCTTCGATGCCGTCTATGTAGTGTATCCCTGTATATTTGTCATTGTGCAGAATGTCGGAAACGGTATAGCGTTTAAATTCGTTCCCGTAGTTCGTCCGGTATCCATCTGCATTCAGCTGGTCTGCAATGGATTGAATCGTGCAGCCGGAAAGATAGCTTTTGAAAATCCGCCGTACATTCACCGCCTGCTCTTCGTTGATGACAAATCGCTTGTCTTTCCGGTCATAGCCGTACAGCACCCGACCGCCGAAATTATGCCCTTTTATAATGCTTTCCCGAATGCCACGCTTGCATTTTCGGGAAAGTTCCCGGCTGAAATATTCGTCCATGGATTCCAGCAAGCCTTCAATCAAAATGCCCTCTGGACTGTCTGTAATGCGTTCAGTCGCAGATAATACCTTTACGCCATTCTTTTTCAGCTGCTGTTTGCTGATGGCACTATCATAGCGGCTACGGGCGAATCGGTCGAGTTTGTAAACCAGCACATAATCCCAGCCGCCGTTCTTGCTATCCTTTAGCATTTTCTGAAACTGCTCTCGATGCTCTGTGGAAGTGCCGGAGGTTGCCCGGTCGATGTATTCGCCCACGATTTGAATTTGCTCTGCCTTTGCAAACTCTTCGCAGACACGCCGCTGCCCCTCAATGCTCTGCTCGGTCTGTCGGTCGCTGGAATAACGACCATAAAACACTGCTCTTTTCATAATCGCTCCTTAATTGTACCGCCCCACAATTCCTTGCAGGGCGGCTTTTTCACTGATTGTTGATAAACTGTTGAAACTGTTCAAACACCTGCCGTTCCAGCGGATGCGTTAAAAATTTATTTCTTGCAAGCAAGATTTGCATCCTTCTGGAGCGAATTTCTGCCGCCTGCATGGACACATTGCAAAGCACGGCAATTTCTTCCGCTGTGGTAGCATGCAACGCCCACAGCACACAAGCTGGCATCAAGCAACCCACTGCGAATCGGTCAGCTTCTTGCTCCTCTTCGGTGCGACCGCTGTCCCGAAAACGTGGGTCACTGCCAACATGACCTAATAGATAATGTCCCAGTTCGTGCATGACAGTAAAACGCTGCCGTTGCACAGATTGGCTCTTGTTTAGCAAGATAATACCATTATTGGTCACCTTCCCAGCCTGTTCAATTTCATCATAAACGCATTGCAGCTGATATTGTGCAGCAATCTGCACGGGTTTCAGCGGCAGTTCCGTCACACGACAATCAATCAGGCATTGCCAGCTTGCATTTCTAACATGCTGGTATCTTCCATAATACAACATAATTCACCCTTGTGTTATTGTAACACGAGGGCGTTTTTTTATGCATTACAAATCATCCGGCACACGTGGCAGGTTTGCAATTCGTTCTGCTTCTGCCTGCGTCATTTCTTCGGTATGCGGTGGTTCTCCGCCACGGGCTGCAACTTGTATAGTGTATGTATACTTGGATTCCGCCCCGCTCTGAACGGCATCTGCTACAGTTTGCACCATTTTTACCAAATCCGTCCTGCTTTTTGTGTCCATTGCAAGATACGCTGTCACAATTGCTTTTTCGTACAGATTCAGGTTTAATTCTCTGGAGAGCATTTCAATCGGGTCATCCGGAGCAGGCTCTCGCCCGAGCAGATAGTCCGTGGTTACGCCGAATAAGTTTGCAAGTTCTACAATAGTATCGCCGTTTGGTTCTCTGATGCCGCATTCATAGTTTTTATAAGTAGACTGCCCTACTCCGATATTATCCGCTACTTCTTTTTGCGTCATACCACTTTGCTTTCTTGCAAGTTTCAAATGTTCTACATTCATTTAATCACCTCCTCTTTTAAAGGATAGCACAAAATGAAGACCCTGTCAATAACGAAACTGCTAAATAGCACGAATTGTAACTATTGCACAAATTAAACGGCTTCTTTTTGTGTACTTTTTATTTGAAAAAGTGTTGACATAGTCTTCATAGCGTGCTATAATAATATCATCGAAGGCACGAAACGAAGACCTTTGATAAAACCACAGCCAAGGACAGGCAGCGGAAAACTTAAACCAGCAGGCAGGAGAGAACCGAAACGCTTGGCTGAAGAAAGGAGGGTGTGTATGTCTTTTCAAGGAAAAGTTTTACTTTTGGCTCTTGGCATTGCTGTTGCGGTAGCTGGAGAAACATTAGATGCGTACAGCAGCAAACAATGGATGCATCGGTTGTTTTCTTCTATCTCAACAATTGGTATACTTATCGTTTGGATTTCTGCTGCAATGTGATGTTATGTGAGGAGTTTCAATAGCTCTACGATGATTTCTGCTGCAAGTGCTTTGAATGGGATTTTAACTGCATTTAAGGCAACATACCCAATTGCAGTTCCAACAATGACGTTAATGTTAAGAGCACCAAATTTAGAAAAAAGCCATTTTTTTGTGGATGCAGGAAGAAGACGGATGGATTTTAATAAGCTAGCTGCAAACTGAGCTTTCTCAGTATCATCCATTTTCTG